GAGGCGGGTTGCGTTAGTAGGCATGGGGGCTACCTCCAGCACCGTTTTGGTATCCTGAAAGTAGCACTTGGCAGCCCGGGATACCACCTGGGATACCAAAGCGCCTGGAACTCAGAAATCCTCAAAAGCCCCCGCTAGCCCTGAAACCCCCGTATTTACTGGATTTCAGGCACAAAAAAAGACGTCCGTGGACGTCTTTAGATGATGAAGTGGTGGAGCCGGGGGGATTTGAACCCCCGTCTTGGGCTTACAGTGCAAGGCTTTCAGCGCTGATGCTGACATTTTGCTGTCATTTCGAATCGAGGTGGTCGGCAAGCTTCTTGAACACATGGCGCAGCGAATTTCGATACATCCGGCCATTCTGCAAGTAGATGCAATGGCCCGCGTCATACGCGCCGGTATTTGGAAAGCCCGCGATGTCTGCCTTCACGTTTATCATTCCCATGAAATTTCCAAGAACTCCTACAGCTATACCAAAGCAGCCTTTCCCCGGCATCAACAAGACGCTCGAACACTCGACACTTTCGGTGGCCAACTTGAGAATCTGGAGAGTCTCGCTTTCAAGTTCCTGCTCGGAGGGAAAGCGACAGTGCACGCGCACGTCAGGGGTAATCTGATTTAAATGCTCAGCATTAACGATTTTTCTCAGTTCCGAATGCTGGACTTGCTCACGGAACAGGTCTCCGTATGCAAAAAAACCGGCAGCTAATCCGACCTTCGCAACGAACTTCAGGTCAGCGTCTAGATGAATGGTGACCCCCTCTAGGCTGATTGTTCGACCGGATCTTTCGTGGTCAGTTAAGTACCTGCGCTCACGTAAGTTGTAAATTCTCAAACCTGATGCAGCGAAGGTAACTTGAACTGGCGTGCCGTCCTCTAACGTCGCTTTCTTAACGCGTGGTTCCGGGTGCGTGCCTGAATGACCTGCTGCTTTCTGTCTGTCTCTATCGAACAGCATCAAGAAGTCGTTTGCCAAGCCCGCATCGATTGTTGAAGCGGTACTGTTATTGAACTTCTTGTCCGCCAAGATCGAGAAATCATCGAGACCTCCCAACGATTTTGGAATTATGTGCTCGAGGCTAAGATCAGAACTAATTGCATCGAGATAAATGCAATATCCTTCCGTTGGTTTCTTCATTGGCCTGCGCATCCTCCGTCACCCACATTTGTTCGGCACGGCTTCCAGCTTCCGCATCAGCAGAAGGCATCCATCGTCCATATACCCTTGCGATCATAGTCCAATCGGAGTGCCCCATTTGCTTGGCGACCCACATCGGATGCTCACCAGCCGACAGCATCATCGAGGCGTAGGTATGGCGAGTCTGATACGGCCGTCGGTACCGTACGCCAGCTTTCTTCATCGCCGGCACCCACATCGTCTTGCGTATCGGTCCGTCACCCGCCCAGCGTTCAAGCGTGCGCGGGTTCTGAAACACCTCGGCATCTGCGAGGAATGTGTGCGCCTTTTGCGCCTTGAGCGCTTCCATCGCAGGGCGGAGCAGTTTCACGCTGCGTTTACCTGCTGCGGTCTTGGTTGCCTCGGCCTTCCCTTTTCCAGCCTGGGTCATTGCACGACTCACCATGACCTCTTCCCGCAACCAATCGATGTCGCCCCAGTCCAGCGCAACGAGCTCACTGGTGCGCAGGCCAGTCCACAAGGCGAACTGCATCATGTTGCGCGCCTGGCCGGTGAGGGCGCCCAGCACAGCCTGCTGCTCCTCGGGACTGAACGGATCGACGTCATCCTCCTTTGTCGGAGCTGCCTTGCGCGTATAAGTCCAACCCGCCAGTGGGTTCTGCTCGATCAATTCCTCCTCAGTCGCATCGTTTAGCGCGGAGCGGAGACAGCTCTGGATGTTGCTGAGCGTCTTGTTGCCCACCTCCAGTGTGTCCAACCAGTCCCTCACCGCCTTGCGCTTCAGATCCACGAGCATAGTGTCGCCCAGCGCCGGGATCAGGCGGAGGGTGACCAGCTTTCGATAGCCATCGAACGTGCTGCTGGCGACGTGTTTCTTCTTCGCCTCGAGCCACCTGGTCAAAAAGCCGTTCATGGTTTCGCGCGACGCCTCGGGCGCGAACTTCGCCGCCCGGGCCGAGCCAGGGAAGGTCACCGAGTAATCAAAGGTGCCGATCGATATCGCATGCTCGATCGCGGCCTTGTGCTGCTCGGCCTTCTTCAGATTAGTGGCGGTGGGCTTGAGCGTGATCCGCTCGCGGCACCGGACGCCCCGATACATGAACGTGATTTCGATGCTCGAATCGGAGACTGCCCGAACTCCCCGCCCGCCTCTACCCATGACTCATATCCTTCTATGTCGAGAAGCGTCCGGCCATCCGGCGCTTTGATCCATATCTCACCGAGCCGCCAGATCCCGTCACGGATCTTTGAGCGGATCGCGTCTTCTGTGTAACCAGACTCGCTGGCAAATTTCCTGACGGTCACGTAGCGCATAGCTTCACCGCTCTTCGTGTCGCGACACGTTTTCGTTATCCGTGAGTGGTGTCGCGACCTTCGCATACAGCCCGCCGCGCTCAACGCAAAACGCTTCCTCCAGGCGCAGCACCACCTTTAGCCTGGGCTGGCACTTGCCGGCCTCGTACTTGCAAATCATGGACGAAGTTGTCCCGATGTTTTCAGCAAGGTCGCGTTGGGTGGTGCCGGCCCGCGCTCTGAGTAGCGCCAGCTTTTCACCATCGAATATCGGCTTGGTAGTCATACGCGGCCTCCTGCAATAGCTGCCAGCTCTGCCACCAGTGCATCGGTGCGCCCGTAGAACTTGCCGGCGTCCTCATTCACGAATCGCTCGATCACGCTGGCCACCGCCGCCGAGTTGGAAAGCCCGCGCAGATCCGTGTCTGCTGTTGGCGCATCTGTCGATGGCGCGTGCACGAAGGCGCCGGCCTTGATTTGCAGCGTGCGCACCGGCCGCACAGCCTTTTCTTTGCTCGTCCAGTTTGTGTCTGGAGTACACCATGGCAGCATGTGGAGACACCAAGCACTGCCGGCGGATGACTTCTGCGTGCTCGACCAGTACTCGCGCAATGCGAATGCCTGAGCTGGCCCGCCCGCACCATCTGCAGGCCAGTGTTTGCCCCACGGCTCGAGCTGCAGCAGGTTGGCTCGCATCACCTGCAACTCCTCAATCGCCGGGATGTGCCAGCCCCGGTGCCCACGGATCGACATGGTCAGCACCTTCTGTGCGATCGCGCTTCCGGCCTCGGCCATTGCCCGGGTGTTGGCCAGCCCGTCGTGGTACGACTTGCTGCCGCGAACATTCATTCGCGGGCCTGACCGGTCCCACCACTGCGCGGGCATTTCGAACTCGCGACCGGCGTCGATGAGCGCGTGCTCAGCCCCACCAAAGAACATGCGGCCGGCGAAGAAGCCGCCGGCGAATGGCTGGCCGATTGCGGGCAGTGCCGCTGGGGAAATTTCCAGATGCTTGGTCATTTACCCTCTCCCGATTCACCTACCGCGCGCAGCTTGAGCGAGATCCCGCAGGCGCTGGCCAACTTGGCCAGCTCGCTGACTGTGGTGCTGGGCTCTTGAAGGGCCTGGCCAAAACGAACGAGTCGGGCGCCCAGACTTGCAAACTCGTTGCCCCCGGTGACGCTCTCACGGTCGCGTTCCAGGAAACTGTTCGGACTGTTCATAGATTGAACCTCTCTTCCTGTGGGAGCGGAGTGGCCACCGAAATCCCTTTCTCAGTCACTGAACTGGCCTGAGACGCCCGGCCTGGCTCACGCTCGGCAGTGCCGTTCTGTGGGAGCGAACTATCCGGCAAGCAGCTGATGCCAGTGTTGTTCAATATCCAGCAGGTCACGCCGCGTGCGCTGTCGTGCTGGACGCTGATGACTTGTTCGATGGCGCCGGCTTGGCCGGCAATCAGCAGCAGGGCGGCGATGATCATTGCTCGCATGGGGTGCTCTCCAGCAGATTGCCGGCTGAGTACCCGAATACTTCTGCCTCGGTGCCCAAGGCTTTTTCACGGAAAGGCAAGTGTTCGAGCAGGGCTTTCGCTTCGCTCAGGTTCGGCAGCTTGAACACGACCGTGAGGAAGGCCGGCTCGGCGTTGACCATCCGGACGCGATCGTCGATGTGCATCGGCTTTTGATCCTTCGGAATACCTTCCTGAATGCGCTGGTGAATTTCCTCACGGTGCACTGCGACCGACTCCGGCGCGGATATACCGAGGCGCGCCTGCTGGCCATTGATACCCAAAACAGTGACGCTGACGTCATTGCCAATACGGATCGTTTCGCCAGATCGGCGGGTAAGAATCAACATGGTCCTGCTCCTTTGAGTTGGGAGAAGCTTTCTCAAGGCCGAGCGAATCCCGGCCGCGGTGTTGGCTTTCGCGAAAATCAGGTTGGGTTAAGCGGTGAGGGCAACCTCGATGCGGCGCACGGCCACGCGGGTTTCAATGCGGCGCTCGCCTGGGCGGCGGATGCGCCCAAACTGTTCGGTGTTAGCTTGCTGGGCAGTCATCACCAAGCACAGCAGGACCACGAGGGGCGCGATGATCTGGCGCTTGAATGCCTCCAGCACAAGGCCGCGCATCGTCTTGACACCAAGCTTGAAGCGGGCGCTTTCAAGACGTTTTTCAGCGGTGGCTGGACTGATACTCATTGCACGACCAATTTGCTTCACCGTCATATCGGCAGCAGCCCACAGGGTGGCTTCAAGCTCCCGAGGAGCCAGGCCCATCTTGAGGTTGCCCTGCCAGTTGCCGGCGGTCAGAGTGCTAGTGGTCATTTCGTGAAGCTCCATGCTGGGTGCGATGGAGTAAAAATTACCAAAGGTAATTATTTATGTAAATACCTTTGGTAATATTAATTTTTACTGGGCAAAAAACACCGCTCAACAGCGGCGGCTTTTTGCGACTAGGGTCTGGATACCCTCACACTCCCTCCGCGCCATACCACTCTTCCTATCAAGGGGAGATCGACGGCTGCTGAACTCGGGATCACCTCGTCGGGGAATAGCTGCTTGTCCTGGTTGTCGCATCTGAGCGTCCAGTTTCCAGAAATTTGCTGCGCTACCCGCCTGACGCTAGTCCTGCCATCAGGCATGCGGACGAGATAGACCTCACCATCCTTTAGGGCCGGCTTGTACGTGTCAATCATGACCACGTCGCCGGACAAAATATGTGGGGCCATACTGTCGTCGCCGGCGTAAATGATGTTGAGACTGCTAAACGAAACTCCCATTTCTTGGAGCCAGCCGCGCCTGAACACCATGCCCTCGGTCAACCCGCGATGTTCGTCGTTCACGTTCGGAACGAAAGAGTTATCGTCTAAATACTGCGGTATCAGGACATATTGCTCGCGTGGGGGGGCATCAATGATGCGAGCGGCTTTAGCCCAGGTTGTTCGAAATGAGTCTGCGGTGACGCGCGACGACGCAACCATCTCGATGATCGCCGCTAGACGCGGACTGAAGTCAGAAACCGGCACATCCAAAATTTTGGCGAATGCAGCCGCGATCTCGGTGTTCAGCGGATTCACACCGTTCAGATAGTGAGAGACAGAGCTTTGGTTGATGCCGAGTTGCTCAGCCAGTTTTTCCTGAGTCAGCTTCAGCTGTTTCTTTTTGGCTGTGAAAATTGCCTTCAAGCGTAGGCATTCTTCTTTGCGGTCAGCAGGTAATGGTTTTTTCATCAGTCGATAATATTCCCATCGGTAATAGTTTAACAAATGCCAAAGGTATTGCTTTGTGAAAATGCCAAAGGTACTATTTTGGCAAAGTTCTGTTTTGGAGATTTGCTGTGAAACATACCCAGCTGAAAGATTTCGCGAAGGCTCGCGGCCAGCCAGAGGCGGCGTCTCTTTTGGGAATTACCCAAGGTGCGCTGAGCAAGGCATTACGCGTGGGCCGCGACGTTTTTGTCATCGAACACGCTGACGGCAGGTTTACCGCTTTTGAAACCAAGAGCTTTCCATCGCGGCTCAGCTCAAATCCGTGTGTTGCCCCGACCATGAGCCAAAAGATACGCGCCTCATTGCCGCTTGAAGAGTCTGGTGAACCATCTGTTTATCTATCCAGTGCTGGGCAGTGAGTATGAAAATTTTCGCATGCGCTCAGGTCAATGATTCCGCGCATGCGCGGTTTCCTGAGCTATTTGTATGCCGTTACCGCCAAATCGTGTGTGGTTTCAGCCAAATGGCTCTATGCCGAAATTTTCTTTCCTTATCGGGGGTAGTTGCCAAGCACTACCTAGGTAAAGGCAAGAAATTTCGGAGGAATTACATAATGGCGCTGGCATGCGTACTCGAAAACTCGCCCCTCCTGAGGCCCTCGATTCATGGGTACCTTACGGATTTACACAATACGGGTGAAAAGGGAAGGCCCTCGCCAGGGCCTGTTGAGCGACTTCCACTGGTTGGCTTTTGCCTGCCCAATGAAAAGGAATACGGCATGAGCCAGCACGCCCCCGCCAAGTTTTTGCTGTCCGGCTGACTTTTCTCCGGGCAACAAAAAGCCCGCTGTAGGAAGCGGGCTTATCACGCCACTCGGTAGGACGAGTGGTTATGTACTTCTTCGTTCTGGAGAACGATATGACGCACCCGAAAAATAGCACCGGACATAACCGGATGCAACAGCAGATGCTCACCACGCATTCGAATTTCTACCACCAGAGCGTCAGCGCAGACGGCATTCACTCGCGTCCTCTTTTTGCTGTTCAGGCCGGGCAAGACTGCGAGGAGGCTTTGAATTCAGCCTCGATGCTGCTCGGGGCGGTCGATGAAATTATGACGGCGCTCACTGATGAGGGGATGGAAACGAACGCCATCTTCGGCCTTCGCATGCTGGTTGAGATTTCGAAAGCTCTGGTGGACTCGACCACCAATGCCGTGATGCATGCGAAAAGCCAAGGCGGTGCCCAATGAGCGCGCCGGTATCGATCGACGTAATTGAAGCGCAGCGCAACCACCGGGCAGGCCTTGGTGCTTACCACCTGGCGAAACTGCTTCGCGAAAACCATGGGACGGGCGACACCGCCGAGGAACGCGCGCTTTCACCGAACGAGGAATACGGGGTGCTGCTGGCGCTTGAGTTCATCACGTACAGCCTGTACTCGACGCTTGAGCAGCAGATGCTTGACGCAGAAGCGGCGGAGGTACGGCCATGACTTCGATTTCTGTTGATCGCCTCAAGATTGAGGCCGATGCAATGAGTCAGGCCGGCTACTTCGTTGATGCGCTGGCGAAGTTCATCGGCACCGTGGGCGCTCATGATCCGGAACTCTGTGACCAGGCGCTGGACGGTTACGTGGTTGGTGGCTTGGCGGCAGGCCTGCGCCTGATCGGCAGCGAGCTGATGAACCGTGGTGATGAGTTCGCCACGCTCATTGCCAAGTCCGAGAACGCCGGGGGAGGTGTTCAATGAATCTGACCCCCTTGAATTTCAGCGGCGCTGAGATCCGCGTGATCACCGATGCCCAGGGTGAGCCATGGTTTGTCGCCAAGGATGTCGCCGATCTCCTCGAGTACTCGAACCCTCATGAGGCGGTCCGCACGCATTGCAAGGGGGTGAGGGAAATCCTCATCCCTTCCGCAGGCGGCGACCAGATGACGAAAGTCATGCCTGAGCGGGATGTTTACCGACTAATCATGCGCTCGAAGATGCCCGCGGCAGAGGCATTCGAGGAGTGGGTCGTGGGTGAGGTATTGCCCAGCATTCGCAAGACGGGCAGTTATCAGCAACCGATGACGCCAGGCGAGCAACTGTTGGCGCAGGCTCAAGCGGTGATCAACGTCGAACGCCAACAGGCGGAGCAGCAGGTCGCGCTGGCGCGGATCGAGACGCGCGTGGCCAACGTAGAGCAGGTCCGTTACCTCGACTCAAGGCCGGCCGGTTTCGAATCCATGACCACCATCCGCGAGCGAATCAACTTGCGCCATGGCATCCCGCCGTGGGTGGTCAACGCCGTGATGCGCGATATCCCCGGCGCGCCTCTGCCGTTCGCCATGGTGCGCAGTGCCCACGCCGACGACGGCGCCCAGCCATACGCGATCTGGCCAACAGCCGACATCACCCGTCGCTTCGACCGGTTCGTTGCCGAGTGCACTTTCGTCACGGCCGAGCGAGCCACCCACCCCGATATTCAGCAAGGCCGGTTCAAGCTGCGCCAGAGGACTTCCGCATGACTGAGAAAACAGCGAACCCGACCACGGAACCTACCGTGATCGACGAGGCGTACATGGAGCGCTTCACGAACGACCAGCTCGCATACAAGGCATGGACCGGCGCGGTCTTGGTGCAAGAGATCCTTTTCGACGAAGAGGGCATCGAGTACTGCATGCAGGACGCCAAGTTTGAGGCGGCGCACGCGGCGTTGGCACTGCGCGTGCTGGTGCGCCGACTGACTGGCATTAACCCGGACGAACTCCAGAAGGCTGTGCAGCAAAGGCAGCTTGAAGTTCTGGTGCTGGAGCCTGAAACGCCTCAACTCCCTGTCTGGGAGACGCTGCAATGAACCGCCTCCCGCAAACCACAACCGCCGAGAAAGGCCCCGTGTCGCTAATCGCTGGCCCGTGGCCGAGCTACAGCCAATTCAAAGGATTGCCAGAGTGTGATCGCTGGGTCATGTACTCGAGCGCGAAGGCCTATCGCCAAGCTCTGGAGGATCAGGGGCTGGTGATGGCTGAGACCTATGACGCCTTCGTTCGTCGTGTGACCGGGGAGTTGGATATATGAACACGGACACCCCGCGCAAATTTCAAGGCGTGTGGATCCCGGCCGAACGCTGGCTCGATCGCACGCTGTCGCCCAACGAGAAAGTCATGCTCGGTGAGATTTCGAGTCTGGATACCGGTCCTCGCGGCTGTTACGCGACCAATGCTCACTTCGCCGCATTCTTCAATCTGTCGATTTCTCGGGTCTCCGAGATCATCAGCGGGCTCGTTGATAAGGGGCACTTGCGGGTGGATCTGATCCGCGAAGGAAAGCGTGTTGTCGAGCGACGACTTCGACTTGTCGACCCCTTCGGTTTTCCGAATACCCCTTCGGAAAACGCTGCGAACCCCTTCGGAAAAGGCGTCGAACCCCCTTCGGAAAACACGCAGGGGAGCAATACACACAGCAACAATACAAGGAGCACTAAAAACCATTCGGTATCTGGCGCAGGGAAAGTGCTTTCAGATGAAGGGTTTGAGCAGTTCTGGAAACTGTACCCCAAGAAGAAATCACGCAAGGACGCCGCCAAGGCATGGGCGAAGCTGAAGCCCAACGATGACCTACGCGAGACCTTGATCACCGCTTTGGGCAGCCACTGCGTCTCCGAGGACTGGGCGAAGGATGGCGGGCGTTACATCCCGAACGCCGCGACCTGGCTCAACGGCGAGCGCTGGCATGACGAGCTCGCTCCGGCGACTGGGAAAACTTCGACCTTCACCAACCTGCCGCAACACGAAGCAAACGCTTATCCGGAGGTGCCACATGGCCAAACCAATTTCTAAGTTCAGCCGCGTGCCGGATGTTCGCTTCTTCGAGGCGCAGTGCCCAGTGCATGGCAAGGTCGACGGCGCCGAGGTCGAGCAGTTTGACGGGTCGTATCTGGTGCGCGCTTGCCGCCGGTGCCAGTGGGAGGCGATGAACACCGCCGACAAACGCAGCGAAGCTCACACCGACGCTCTGGTTCGTCGTAAAGCGACGACGCTGAACGAACTGCTGATCGGGTCTGGCATTACGCCGCGGTTCGCCGAATGCACGCTGGATAACTTCACCACTGGTGCGGTGCTGGAAAAGGTCCGCGCCTTGTCGACCTGTCAGTCGTACGTTGATCAGTTCGAAGAGAACTACCGCGCCGGCCGCTCGCTGATCCTTTCCGGCAACGTCGGCACAGGGAAAACGCATCTGGCCAGTGGGATGGTCCAGCAGGTCATTCGCAAGTTCAGTGCCACGGCATTGATCGTCTCGGCCGCAGAGATCATCCGCATCGCCAAGGGCGCGATGGTGCGCGGCGCTGACTACACCGAGCGCGACGTGATCAACGAACTGGCGAGTTTGGACCTGCTGGCGATCGACGAAATCGGCGCGCAAAAGGGGAGCGAGTACGAACTGGGATTGCTCCACGAAGTCATCGATCGCCGGTATCAGCTTGTCCTGCCCACTGTGGTGGTGTCCAACCTGCCGGCAAACGCTCTCGACCAGTTCATCGGCGACCGCGCGCTCGATCGCCTGCGCCAGAACGGTGGTCAGGCCGTCGGCTTCAGCTGGTCTTCGATGAGGGCCACCGCATGAGTGAATATCGCGAACTGTTCAGCGATGAGGCTGAACACGCTCTGCTGGGGGCGATGCTGCTGGATGGCGAGCTGTTCGACGCCATCACCAGCCAGGTCTCGGCGGCGGACTTTCATGATCCGGAGAATGCTGCGCTGTTCCAAACGATGATTGGCTGTCATGCGGCCGGCAGCCCAGTCGACCCGGTAACGCTGCACGACTTCGCCGAATATCTCCCAAGCGGCGCCCGAACACTGGCCTACGCCGCCGAGCTGGCGCGCAACACACCCAGTACCGCCAACTGGAAGGCCTATGCCAAGGTTGTGACCGAGCGCGCCGTGCTGCGCCGCTTGGTGGACGCTGCCGACGCGGTGCGGGAGTTGGCAACCGAGAATCGGCCTGTCGCCGAAATCATCGCCAGCGCACAGCAGGCAATGGCGGATCTGCGAGACCTGCAGACCGGTGAGCCTGACTACAAGCGCTTGGATGAAGTAATCCAGCGCAACATCGACGTGATCGACTCCAAATTCAATGGTCAACTGGAGTCCGGGCTTTCAACTGGGCTGGTCGATCTCGACAAGCTGATCCGCGGCTTGCGGAAGAAAACCGTCACCATCGTAGCCGGGCTGCCGGGGAGCGGCAAAACCACGCTTGGGTTACAGATCGCCCAGCACATCGCGTGCAGCGGCGCGGGTGTAGGCATGGTGTTCTCCCTGGAAATGCCCGAGGAAGAGTTGGGGAACCGTGTGTTAGCGTCAATCGGCGGGATCGATCTCCGCAAACTTGATGACGGCCAGCTGCAGGACGACGACTGGCCGCGACTGACCTCCGCGGTGAGCAAGATCACGGGCAAGCCGCTGTTCATCAGTGACAAGTCCGGGCTGACGGTGGCGCGAATCCGCAGCATCGCGCGCCAGGTGCAACGCACGCACGGCCTTGATGTGGTGGTGATCGACTACATCGGCCTGATCGGCTGCGAGGGTAAGTCGTTCAACCGCACCTCGGAGCTCGGCAAGATATCTACCGGTATCGTGAACATCGCCAAAGAGTTGGAGGTGCCGGTGATCCTGCTGGCGCAACTCAACCGCGACTCGACCAAGCGACCGGGCAAGAAGCCGATCGCCTCGGACCTGCGCGATTCCGGCCAGATCGAGGCGGACGCCCACTGCATCATCCTCGTACATCGCGACATGGATTCGGAGGAAGGCCAGAACGGAGTTACCGAGCTGATCATGCCCAAGTGCAGGCACGCGCCGGTCGGTTCATGTCTCGTTCAGCAGCAGGGCCAATACGCGCGATTCGTCAATTTCGCCGGCAACCGTGAGCCGAGCAACGAGGAGGTCGAGATGGGCCGTTCCTTCGCCAGCCAGTATCGAGGGAAACAGCAATCATGACCCCGACTCCAAGAACACTTGTTGTGTCCATAAGTGATGCCGAGATCCGCCGGCACCAGAACAGCGACATTCGGCAGTTGCGTGATCCGCGGTATCGCCAGTTGCGTTTCCGATATTCGACGGTAGACCGCGCCAGAGGTGCCTGGCACGTTGTGATCGCCGGGCGGTGGGGCAAGGCAGGCGACTATCCCGGAATCAACGCCAAAGCGATGCTGGCCACACTGCCGGCCATCCTTACCCGCCGCTCTGCTGACCCGGCTGCCAAATCCACGGCCACCAGTTGGTCAACGATGGAAGAACTGCTGATTTGGTACCAAGACCGCATGCTCCGCGACCGCTCGCTGTCCGAGAAACGCAAAGCTAGCGCCAAGTCGGCCTTGAAACGACATCTGCTGCCACGCTTGGGGCGATTGTCGCTAGCGGAACTGAACCGGCCAGCGATCGATCGCCTGTTATTGATGCCGATGCAGGAGCGTTATGCGTTGTCGTTCGTGCGCTCGGTTTGGGGTGTACTCGGCGTGGCCGTGCGACAGGCCTACCGCCTTGACCTGCTGGCCATAAACCCGCTGGCTGGCCTGGAGTTCACCGACTTCGTGCGGACCAAGATCAAGGCAAAAGCAGCGCGCCTCCACTCCGACGATGTTCCCGGGCTGCTGGAAATGCTGTCCTGCCAGTTCGACGAATCGCCGGCGGCATGTGCACTGGCTGGGCTGATGCTCTGCCACGGAACGCGCCTGGGCGAAACCCGGCTGGCGCGCTGGAAGAACGTCAACACCGTCACCGGTAAGTGGTTCATCCCGGCAGCCGACACCAAAACCAAAGCGGCGCACACCCTGCCGCTGACCGTCCAGGCCACAGCGCTGATCGAGCGGTATCGGCGTTCCCAACAGGAGCGGGGCTACACCGGGCAGTTCCTGTTTCCGGGTAGCGCTGGACATGCCCTCAGCGCGACCAAGGCAAGCACCATGTTCACGCATCTGGCGCATGGCGAATGGTCGAGCCACGACCTGCGCAAGGTGGCTCGTACAGCATGGACTGACCTGGGTGTCGACTACATGGTCGGGGAGCTGCTGCTCAACCACGCCATGAAGGATCTCGACCAGGCATACATTCACACTTCCGCCGAGCAGCTCAAGCGGCAGGCCTTGGAAACTTGGCATGCCTATCTCGATCAACGAGGTTTCGAGGCATTGCACGGCGAGACATTCGCGAGACAGGAAGGCAAGTCGTTACCCGCCGAGACCATGAATAACGAGGCTTCCAGCGTGAATCAGTATCCACTTCCGAGGAGGAGGTTTTTAGACAAAAGTGAGACTCCGGACACACCAAACCATCAGCAAGGAGACGGCAATGAGTAACGTCACAGCGGCATTGCCGCGGAAAAGCCTGCTTGAGCATGAGCGTAAATTTTTGAAGATCGCCGGCGAGGGCTTAGCCCAAGAGAAAATCGGCGGTGCCGCCGCTATGGCCTGTCTGCTGGACATGGTCGCCAGTTGGCACGCTACCCGGGTGAACATCGGGTTCGGTGACTACTGCAAGCGTTGGGTCGCCGAAGGAAACGCAAAGAGCAAGACGGCGGATCGTCTATTGCGCAACCTGCTGGGGCTGGACGATGCACCGCCACCGCGCCGAATCCGGAGGGCTGCCTGATGTCGGTTTACCGAAGCGCCGAACATGGCGTTATGCGAGCGATGAACGTCGATTCGATCTCTTTGCACAAAGGCGCGGGCTGGCAGAACAAATATCAGTCGGAGGGATGGGAGGCTGAACGGGCTGACAATCCATGCCCAATGGATCGTTTCGACCAGCTCACTCAGGACAGTATGACGCGGTCACTGTTGCGTCGTGTCTTGGCACCGCATCACTGGCAGGTGCTGGTGGCTCACTTCATGGTCGATCTGGACGGCTCAACCCAGCAGCAGCGGATTGCGGCCATCGCTCACCTGGTGCGCTCGGCGCCGGGGAGGGCGCACCATTTGTTCAAAACGAAGTGCGTGACTGCATGGGCGACGCCGCGCCTGCCGGACTCGTTCATGGTGTTGCACACTTGGGACAACGCAGACACGCCAACACCGGAGAAAACTCTGTATCGATGGCGATCGGACATCCGCAACTGGCTGGAGGCCGAGCGCGATACAGCGATTAGTTCGGCGTGGGTAATTCTCAACGAAGCGAAGCTGATTGCAGAAAGTGCTTGATTCGCTGAGAAAATGAGAATTTAATTACCCACATTGCGGTTCTGCGTCTTGAAGATGCCAACCCCCAAAGCCCAACCATCGAGTTGGGCTTTTTACTGATCAGGGACGAATATGCTTCTCATAACTTTGCAAGAAATGCTTTGGCCTCCGGAAGGCGAGCCTGCCGAGGCGCCATCAAAAGCAGTGATTGCAATGGCAACCAACCTGCCGCTTGAGCAGGCGCTGTCAGTGATTCTTGAGCACGAACACGCCTATAGACAGCGTTACTCTCAAGCGATCGAGCACAGGCTTCAGGCTGTCAGCAGCATTGATGACATCAGCAAAAGTGTTCTGATGGGTATGGATGTTCGACTCATCGAAGATCTCGAGCTAACACCCGAAGCGTTTTAGTCTTTGATTTAAGAAAAAGCCCGGCCATTGCGTCGGGCTTTTTTGTGCCCCCGGTTCGTGACATGCTAATAAGCCATCACGGAAGGATCACATGATGCCTAGTTTTTCCGATCTGCAGGCCGCTTCGAGTGCGGCAATAAGTAACGAACGTACCTACTGGAGCAACCTTGCTAGGCTACTTGAGGAGTTTGGAACGCAGTTTGTTGAATATTTGCAGCTGCCATCGCCAACCTACGTTCTGGAAGGCCGCGAGCGTCACTACGTAACGTTCACTCAGAAAAAATCAATAGGCACCATCTCGACCTTTGATCCATCGGATTACGAGAAGACGGAGCGCTCGATCCCTTTCACGATCAATGTGGCACTGCCCGACATTTCACAAGGAAATGTTCGTGAGATATCAATTGATCTCGCCTTGAGTGCAGTGGACGGCAAGCCCTGTATCCACAGTGCAGAGTTTATTGGTGGCGAGCGTATTATTCGTTATGACTCCGTCGCATACCGTACTTTGATGGACAAAATTGCAGACGTTCTCAAAAGCAAGGCTGAAACCCTCTAGACATTACCCGTTGTATACCATTCTGACCCCGGCCGACTGCCGGGGTTTTTCGTTTATGGAGTATCGGATGGACCCTACTGACCTCGGCCCAGGCACAGCTACCTGGCTGGGCGGTAGTGCTACGGTGATCCTCGGCGGCCTGCTTTGGCTGCGGAAATTCCTTTCAAAGGATGCCGCTGATCGAGCCATGGACAACGCCGATATCGGCACTGTTCGTCGCCTCAATGAGTTGCTGGATTCCGAACGCACCGCGCGGAAGGAGGCCGAGGCGCGCGCCGACCAATTCGCCAAGGAGAGAAACGATCTTGCTGCCTCGGTCGGGCGCATGGAAGGGAAGATCGAAGCCTTGACAAGTCAGGTCGCCCAGCTTACCGAGCGGGTGACACTGCAGAGCGACGAAATCACGCGCCTGCGGAACAAGCTCGGAGGTGTTGCTTGATGAACAGATGCGCAATGGAATTCATTGCCCGGCGCTGGTGGCGCCGGGCTGAGGTCTGGGCGATTGCAATCGTGTTAGTTGCCGGTGGATCAGTGCTTGGCTATCAGGCCTGCTACTGGTCCTTGGCCGAGAAGCAGGCCAAACAAGTTGAGGACATCCGAAGTGCTTATGCGACCGCAATGAGCGAGCGCGATCAGCGGTTGGATGAGCTGACGCGCAAGACTGGTTCGGCTGCCGAGAAGGCGACCAAGGCAGCGACCACAGCCACGCAGGCGGTCGATAAGGCGCTCGAGGCAGTTGATCGGGTGAGTCAGTGATGGCTTGCACTGGCTGCGCTGCCCGGCGCGAATGGATTAAGAAGTGGAGCAAGGTGGCATATGAACGATCCGTTGATCTCATTGCTGGAAAGGCTAGTGATCGCCCAAGAGAGCACCGCTCAGTCAATGAGCCAGGTTGCTCAGAGGCTCAACCTGCTGATCCAAGCGATGGCCGAAGATGAGCCTGAAGATCCTGATGCTCAGCCTCTGACCTATATGGATGGTTCACCATGCCGTTGAGGCCCAAGAAGCCATGCAATGCCCAGGGATGCAACGCGCTCACGCGCAACCCTCGGTACTGTGATGATCATGCGCACCTGCTCAAGAGTACGGCTCGTGCCAAGCCCCGCGAGAGCAGCACCAAGCGTCACTACAACTATAAGTGGCAGCAGGCACGCGCTGGCTGGCTGGCAAAGCATCCATTGTGTAGGCACTGCACTGAGCGCGGGCTGGTCGTGGTGGCTACGGATGTCGATCACATCATCCCTCACAAGAACGACATGGCGCTGTTCTGGGACAAGACCAACTGGCAAAGCCTATGCGGTCCGTGCCATTCGGCCAAGACGGCCTCGGAAGACGGCGGTTTCGGCAACGCGCGGCGCTGAAAACAGAAAACCACCGCGGAAACAGTGAAAAACGGCTCAAATGAGACGAATTCGCACGCAGGGGAGGGGGAGGGTCGAAAGTTCAGGGCTTTTCGCTTCTAGACCGCGCCCTCAATCGTTTTCTTACACCCGCGAAATTAAAAATTCAGGAGTTGCGCGATGGGAGGCACCGCCACGGTCGCCGGCCGTGGTCGCAAACCCAAACCAACGGCCAAAAAAGCACTCGCCGGAAACCCTGGCAAGCGTGCGCTGAACACAGCCGAACCGCAGTTTTCAAAGATCACCCAGATCGACCCGCCCGAATGGTTCAGTCCTCGGGCCGCCACCATGTGGAACATGATTGTCCCTGAGTTGCTGCGCGAGAACGTTGTGGCGATCACGGATCTGCACAACGTCGAGGCATTTTGCAGCGCCTACGACAACTGGCGCATGGCTCAGGAATCGATCCAAGAACACGGGATCGTCGTGACCGGCGCCATGGGCGGGCCGATGAAGAATCCCGCGCTCACCGCTGCGAACGAAACGATGCGCCAGATGGTGACGTTCGGTTCGATGCTGGGTCTGGATCCGGCCAGTCGCACCCGGCTGATAGGTGGCAACAAGGAGAAAGAAACCAACGAATTCGCCAAACTACTGAGTAGCTGATGACCAAATCCGCCCACCCAAACGTCGACAAGGCGATGGCGTGGGGTCGGTCATTGCTCCGTGGAAAGGTCCCTGCCTGCCGTTACATTCATCAAGCGGTTCAGCGCCACTTCGACGACTTGGCCGCCAGTCGCAAGCGCGGGTTTCGATTCAAGTTCGACCCGGCCAAGGCTGAGAAAAAGCTGAAGCTGATGCAGCTGTTACCGCACACGAAGGGTGAGTGGGCATTCAAGCGTCAGCTGATCACACTGGAGCCATGGCAGCTTTTTGGGCTCGCCGTGACCTTCGGCTGGGTCAAAAAGAAAGGTGGCCATCGCCGCTTCCGTGAAAGCTACTGGGAAGTGCCGCGCAAAAACGGAAAGTCTGTAGTCGCGGGCGGTGTTGGCATCAGCATGTTTGTTGCCGACGGCGAGTTCGGTGCTGAGGTGTATGCGGGTGCGACCACAGAGAAACAGGCGTGGGAGGTTTTCCGCCCGGCAAAGCTGATGGTGAGCAAGTCGCCGATGCTGATCCAAGCCGCTGGCATCGAGGTCAACGCCTCGAACATGAACATTCCATCCGACTTCAGCCGCTTCGAACCGCTGATCGGCAACCCGGGCGACGGCGCATCACCAAGCTGCGCGATCGTCGACGAATACCACGAACATCCAACGTCCGCCCAGTACGACACCATGCTCACCGGTATGGGTGCTCGACGGCAGCCGCTGATGTTCATCATCACCACCGCCGGCGCCGATATCGAAGGGCCTTGCTACGACAAGCGCCGCCAGGTTGTAGAGATGCTGGCCGGTACCGTGCCTGATGAAGAGTTGTTCGGCTGGATCTGGACGCTCGACGAGGGCGACGATTGGACCGATCCAAAAATGCTGGCCAAGGCCAACCCGAACCACGGCGTTTCGGTATTCCAGGAGTATCTGGAGAGCCAGCAGGCGAGGGCGATTCGGTCGGCTCGTTTCGCGAACACGTTCAAAACGAAGCATCTCAACCTCTGGGTGAGCGCGAAGTCCGGGTTCTTCAACATGGAAGACTGGAAATCCTGCGAGGACACGTCCCTTACGCTTGAGCAGTTCGAGGGGCAGGAGTGGATCGCCGGCTTCGACTTGGCGCGCAAGCTCGACATGAACTCACGGGCGCGTCTGTTCTGGCGGGTAATCGATGGCAAGACCCACTACTACAGCGTGGCCCCGAAATTTTGGGTGCCGTATGACACCGCGTACGACAGCGACAACAAGCGCATGTCAGAACGGTTCCAGGCATGGATCAACTCCAAGCATCTGGAAGTTACCGACGGCGCCGAGATCGATTACCGCGAAATCCTCGAAGACACGAAGGAAGCCAACCACCAGGCGCCGGTGCGCGAGTCGCCTATTGACCCGCACGGCGCGACTGGCTTGAGCCATGACCTCGACGACGAGGGCTTCAACCCGATCACCATCACCCAGAACTACACGAACATGTCGGACCCGATGAAGGAGCTCGAGGCGGCGATCACCGCCGGCCGTTTCCATCACGACGGGAACCCCATTATGACCTGGTGCATCGCCAACGTGATCGGCAAGAACATGCCCGGCAACGATGACGTGGTGCGGCCCATCAAGCAGGGTGACGACAATAAGATCGACGGCGCTGTCGCGCTGATCATGACGATAGGGCGCATCCTGGCTAACGCAGACGTGCAGGGCTCTGTCGACGACTTCCTCTCCAGACCGATGAGTATGTAATGGCAGACACCGACTACAGCATTGACCTGCGCACTCGCAGCCCCTTGTGGGCGCGCATGGCGAGCTTCTTTGTCGGCGGTCGACTGTCGACGCCGGAAAAGGGATCTCAGACCGGACCGGTGTCCGCATCCGGAGTGGTAGGGGACTCGGTTGTTAATGACGAACGCTCTCTGCAAATCGCTACGGTATTCGCCTGCGTGCGCTTGATCTCAAGCGTTACAGCCGGATTGCCATTGGACGTTTACGAAACGAAAAACGACAACCGTACCAAGGTGGGCATGGATAACCTCCTGGCTCGGCTACTGCGCTACTCCCCAAATCAGTACATGACCGCCGTGGAATTTCGCGAGGCCATGACAATGCAGCTCTGTTACTACGGTAATTCCTACGCTCACATCGAGCGCAACGGTGCCGGGGACGTCATCAGCCTGCTGCCGCTCATGTCCGTGAATATGGACGTCAGGCTTGAAAACGAACGGGTTGTCTACCGTTACAAGCGAGACACCGAGTACGCAGACTTCAAGCCGTCTGAGATATTTCACCTCAAAGGGTTTGGATTCAATGGGCTGGTCGGCCTTTCACCTATCGCTTTCGCCGCGAAGACCGCTGGCGTTGCGGTAGCGATGGAAGATCAGCAGCGCGAGTTTTACGCCAACGGTGCCAAGTCGCCCCAATTGCTGATGACCGGCGATGGAAAGGTGCTTAACAAGGAGCAGAGAGCGCAGCTCGAGGAGAACTTCAAGGAGATATCCGGGGGGCCTGTTCGCAAGCGTTTGTGGATTCTGGAGGGTGGCTTTACCACCCAGGCAATCGGGGTAAGTCCGCAGGATGCTGAGACCATGTCTGCCCGAAAATTCCAGGTCAGCGAGCTGGCGCGATTCTTCGGCGTGCCGCCCCACATGGTCGGCGATGTTGAAAAGTCCACCAGTTGGGGTACCGGCATCGAGCAGCAAAATCTAGGATTTCTTCAATACACACTGTCGCCATATCTGAATCGTTGGGAGTACGCGATCGAGCGCTGGCTACTCAAGCCGACCCAAGTCGGTCGCCTGCATGCGGAGCACAATCTGGAAGGTCTGCTGCGTGGGGACTCCACGGCCCGAGCGAACTACCTGAAGACCAACGTCGACTCCGGACTGTTGACCGTCAACGAAGGCCGGCGGCTTGATAACCGGCCGCCGCTTCCCGGAGGGGATGTTGCGACACGACAGTCGCAAAACGTACCGCTTACCCAACTTGGCCAAACGAACCCCGCTTCCAGCGGGGTTTAGTTTTTCTGGAGGCTGAAATGCCGAGTATTTGCAAAACGCTGGCCTTCGACCAGGCCTCTATCAAGTTCGCCAAAGACGGTGCCCAAGGCATTTTTGAAGGCTACGCGAGCGTCTTCAGTGTCATTGATGGCGACGGCGACATCATTGAGCCCGGTGCGTTTGCCCAGGCCCTGAAGAGCCAGTCCCGCACGGTGGCCATGTTCTTCAACCATCGGCGCAATGAGATTCCCGTCGGCAAATGGCTCGACCTGGCAGAGGACGGCATCGGGCTTCATGTTCGTGGCGAACTCACCCCGGGCAACCCGCAATCGGACGCCCTCAAGGCCGCAATGATCCACGGCACTGTGGGCGGTATGTCGGTCGGGTTTTCAGCCGCAAAAGGGGATGTTACTCCGATCGAGACGGGCTACTCATTCAAGAGCGTGTCCCGCCTTAACGAAATCAGCATCTGCACGTTCCCTGCCAATGAACTGGCCACTGTGTCCACCTTGAAAAGCATGGACACCATCGAAAGCATCCGCGATGCGGAAAACTGGCTGAGAGATTCAGCCGGCCTTTCCAAGTCCGAAGCGCAGGCGTTTATCGCCCGCATCAAGTCCGCGGTTCGGAGTGATTCCGAAGGCGGCGACCAATCAGAAATCGCCGCGCTCCTGGAGCGCTTGAAAACATTCCCATCGTTGGAGCAGAAATAATGGACTTGGCACAAATTCAGAAAGCCATCGAGACCGCGCAGGCTCGAATGACTGAGCTGTTCGATGCGCAGAAAAAAGAAATCACCGACACCGGTGAAGTCAGCAAGAAGCTGCAGGGCGAACTGACCACTGTTCAGGAAGAGCTGAAAACCGCAGGTACGCGTCTGTTCGACCTGGAGCAAAAACTGTCAGGCGGCAATCTGGACAACCCTGAAAACAAGAAGAGCTTTGCAGCTCAGACCGCTGTTGATCTGCAAAAGTCCTGGGACGGCAAATCTTCGGGCAAAGTCGATGTGAAAAGTTTCGACAAGGTGTTGGGCAGCGGTGCTGGTTCGGCCGGCTCTCTGATCCAGGCTCAAATGAATCCCGGCATTCTGATGCCCGGACTGCGCCGCCTGACCATCCGCGACCTGCTCGCACAAGGCCGTATCAGTTCGAACTCCCTGGAGTACGTTCGCGAGAACGTGTTCACCAACAGCGCGGCGCCAGTACCCGAGGGCACACTGAAGCCCGAGTCGAACCTGACTTTTACCAAGCAGACCGCGAACGTGAAGACCATCGCTCACTGGATCCAGGCTTCGCGTCAGGTGATGGATGACGCGCCGATGCTCGAATCCTACGTCAACAACCGTCTCCTGTTCGGCCTGGCGTTGGTTGAAGAAACCCAGCTGCTGAACGGTGACGGCACGGGTGACAACCTCACCGGTTTGAACCAGGTAGCCACCGCCTACGATGCGGCGCTGAATGCGACCGGCGACACCCGCGCTGACCAAATTGCCCACGCGATCTTCCAAACCAGCGAGTCCGAGTTCGAAGCATCCGGCATCATCTTGAACCCGCGCGACTGGCACGCGATTGCACTGCTTAAAGATGCCGAAGGCCGCTATATCTTCGGCGGTCCGGCTGCGTTCGCTGCCAAAGTCATGTGGGGTCTTCCTGTGGTGGCCACCAAGGCGCAAGCGCTGGGCACCTTCACCGTCGGTGGTTTCGATCTCGCGTCCCAGGTATGGGATCGCATGGATGCCACCGTGGAAGTCAGCCGCGAAGACCGCGACAACTTCGTGAAGAACATGCTGACCATCCTGTGCGAAGAGCGCCTGGCGCTGGCGCACTATCGTCCAACCGCAATCATCAAGGGTGCATTTGCTCCTGCAGCATGATCGCCAGCGAGGCAGGGGCGGGCAACCGCTCCTGTTTGACCGATGAAAAAGATTCGCGCGCTCCAACAGTTCTCCCATTTCAACGGTGGCACCTTCGATCAGCACGAGGTTCGTCCGGTCGCTGACGACATTGCCGAAGCTCTCGTCGGCATGAAGCTGGCCGAGTATGTCGATGATGACGCAGAAGCCAAGGCGAAAGCCGAAGCAGACGCCAAGGCACTGGCCGAAGCGGAAGCCAAAGCCCGGGCTGAAGCCCTCGAAAAGGAAAAGGCTGACGCAGAAGCCAAGGCGAAAGCCGAAGCAGACGCCAAGGCGAAGGAAAAGGCCGCCAAAAAATGACCGTAGCCGTTGCTGATCTGCTCCCCATCGAGCTGATTCGCAAGCACTTGCGTCTGGATTATGAGGACGAAGACGACCTCATAATCCTGTACGCCGAGTCGGCGTTGGCCTGGGCGCTGTGGTTTTGTGACAACCCGAAACTTGTTGAAGTCGGGGATTTCCCTGCGAGCTTCAAGGCGGCGCTGCTGCTGCTGATTGGTCACTCGTATGCAAACAGGGAAGCGGTGGTGGTTGGCACGATCACCGCGGAGGTGCCGATGGCTGTTGAGTCTTTGTTGTGGTCGTCTCGGAATTGGTCGGGTCCCCCTGATCCAGTGGTGACACCATGAGAGCCGGATCTTTGCGGCATCGAATCACCTTCCAGAAGCCTGGTCTGGTTCAAGATCCAGAAACAGGTGAAATGCTGCCTGGTTGGCAACCGGTCTGGGAAAAGGTGCCGGCGGAGGTTTCGGCGCTCAGCGCTCGCGATTTGATTGCAGCGCAGGCGGGCCAGTCCGAAGCGTCCGGGCGAGTCGTGATTCGATACCGCCCCGGAGTCCTGCCTACGATGCGCATCCTTCACCGTGGTGAAGTGTACGAAATCCAAGGTCAACCAATGCCTGATCCAGTGTCAGGCCTGGAGTACTTAACGATGCTGGTGGCGAAGGGGGTGAATGATGGCTGAAAGCATTGAGTTCAGCCTGATCGGCATCGATTCCCTTCTTGGGAAACTCCAGTCTGTTAACTACGACATCAAGCGAAAGGGTGGCAGAGCGGCACTCCGCCGGGCTGCGCAGCTGGTTGCAGGTAAGTGGTCTGAAGGTGTTGAGCGCCTGGACGACAAAGAGACCGGTAGATCTATCGCTCAGAACATTGCCGTCCGCTGGAATGGTCGACGGTTCAGGTCCACTGGTGATCTTGCTTTTCGGATCGGCGTGTTGCATGGGGCTGTGTTGAAGGATGGCGGCAACAAGGCGGAAAACTCTCCAACACCGCACTGGCGTTTGCTGGAGTTTGGTACGGAGAATATTCGTGCCCAGCCATATGCTCGTAACGCCCTTGCCGACAATATCAGCGCAGCGACTGGTGAGTTTATTAGCCAATACGAAAAGGCCATTGACCGTGCTATTCGTCGTGCACAGAAAGCGCGGAGGGTTAACTGATGAATACCGCGCCAATATTTGCAGTGTGCGCTGCAGACACTGTCGTCACCGCTGTGCTCGGCATTCAACCCACTCGCCTATATCCGTTCGGCGAAGCGCCTGAAGGGGTGATCAAGCCATACGCGGTTTGGCAGCTCCTGACCGGCTCTCCAGACAATTATCTTTCGGGCAGGCCGGACATCGACGGTTACACGCTTCAGGTCGATGTGTACGCCACAACGGCAGGTGATGCCAGGGCTGTGACTCAGGCGATCGCACGCGCGATCGAGCTCAAAGCCAACGTCACCCGTTGGGGCGGCGAAACGAAAGACACCGCGACAAAGCTTTACCGGTCGAGCTTCGATATCGACTGGCTTGTACCCAGATAACGAACACCCCCTGAACCAGCCCGCCGAGTGCGGGTTTTTTTGTGCCCGACATTTGGAGAATGCCATGTCGATCCTTTCCCAAGGAACCCAGATCTACGCGCTCGTGCCGTCTGCTTCGAATCCTGCAGTGTTTGAAATCCTCGAGATTGAATGCGCCACTGCGTTCAGCCCAGGCGGTAACCCTGCCGACCAGATCGAAACCACCTGCCTCAGTGGCAAGGTGCGCACCTACATGCGCGGCTTGCGCACCCCAGGTCAGGCGTCGTTGACGCTGAACGCGGATCCCCGTAACGCCTCTCACGTGCGACTGCATCAGTTGTCCGAAGACGACAGCATCGAAAACATCCACTGGGCAGTCGGCTGGTCGGACGGTACTGGCATCGAGCCGACCGTCGCCGTGGCTGGATCTCTGGCAGAAATCAGCCTCACTGCTGGCGGCACCGGTTACACCACCGCTCCGACCGTGGCCATTACTGGCGGCGGCGGTACCGGCGCGACTGCAACCGCGACCATCAGCGGTGGCTCGGTGACAGGCTTCAACATCATCAACCCAGGCACCGGTTACACCTCGACTCCAACTGTTGCGCTCACGGGCGGCGCGGGCACCGGTGCGACGGCGACGGCTGAACTGGCTGAAAGTAACGACTTCGTGCTTCCGACCGGCCGCACCTGGTACGTGTTCGACGGCTACGTCTCCGACTTCCCGTTCGACTTCTCCGCCAACACCGTGGTCACCACGGCCGCAACCATCCAGCGTTCGGGCGGCTCCGCCTGGATTCGCAAAACCACGAACGTTTAAGGCGCTGATATGCAGCTGAGTATCAAGGCATTGATGGAGAACGGGGCGTTCACTGGCCGACCCGTCGAGAAGGAAATCGTCTGGGTCCAGAACGGAACCGAACTGAAGGCCACGGTCTTCGTTCGGCCGCTGGGATATCGGTCTGCCGTGAGCGACGTTCTTTCGTCGTTTGGCAAACAGGACGGTGCGGCCGGCCGCATTGCCGCGTGCATCTGCGACGAAGCTGGTGTGCCGGTTTTCACGGTCGGCGACATTACCGGTGAGGCTGACCCGGAGCGCGGCGAGCTTAACAGCGAACTTTCCAAAGCGTTGCTCTCTGCCATTGGCGAGGTAACGCAGATGGGAAAGACGAAGAGCTCACCGACACCGACGAGCTCTGGCACGAAATCGCCATCTCGATCGGCGCAACGGTCGCGGAAGCCCAAGAGCGCGTAAGCCTGTCCGAGTTCCGGAGTTGGAATCGGTACCGCGCCAAGCGCGGGTCTCTCAACTTCGGCATGCGGATCGAATACGGCACCGCAATGCTGGCCAGCCTGTATGCCAACACCCACACGCAGCATGGTGGCTACACCGTTGTGGACTTCATGCCGCACGAATCGGAGCGTCCGGTAACGCTGGAGGAGGCGATGAAATCCTGGGGGTGAGCGCGGCCCTTTTGTAAGCCCGAACGGGTGGTCTCACTTGGAGTTATAAATGGCCAATTCACTGGGCACGCTGACGCTCGATCTGATCGCGCGCATCGGTGGTTTCACTGGTCCGCTCGACAAGGCCGAGGCCTCTGCTCGCAAGTCCGGCAAGGGCATCGCTGAATCGGCCAACGTCGCGTCGCTGGCGTGGACTGCGCTCGGCGAGGTAATCGCCGGCGCGGTTGCTGGTTTCTCGGCCGGCGCCGTGTTTACCAGTTTCATCACGGAAACTCGCGACGCAGAGAAAGAACAGGCGCAGCTGGCCGCCGTGCTCAAATCCACTGGCGAGGCTGCCGGGTTCAGCCGTGATCAGCTGAACGACATGGCCGACGCCATGGAAAAGGCAACCACCTTTTCCGGCGGCGATATCAACCAGGCGCAGACCGCGCTTCTGGCATTCACCGGGATCGTGGGCGACCAGTTCACGCGGGCTTTGAAGTCTGCGTCTGATATGGCCGCGCGCACCGGTACATCGGTTGTTCAGGCTGCTGAGACGATCGGGCGGGCGCTTGACGTGCCAACTGATGGCCTCGGTGCGCTGAGCAAGCAGGGATTCAGGTTCACCGAGGATCAGAAGAAACTGGCTGAAGCCATGGAGTCGACCGGCGATATTGCCGGCGCCCAGGGCATCATCCTGAAAGCGCTGGAAGAATCCTACGGCGGCGCGGCGGCGGCTGCGCGCGATACGTTCGGCGGTTCGCTGGATGCGTTGCGCAATACCGTTGCCGGGCTGTTGACTGGCGAGGGTGGTCTAGATGGCGCGCGCTCCGCCATTGAAGCGGTGAACACTGCGCTTGCCTCGCCGGCGGCGCGCACGGTGCTGGGCCTTACCGCTCAGGCGGCGACAGCGTTGGCCGTGGTTCTGGCCACACGCCTTGCTGCTGGTGCGGTGGCAAGCGGCGCCGCGTTCGCAATGGCTCAGGTTGAAGCAGTGCGCTACCAGCTTGCCCTGGCTCGAATGGCAGGCGTTGCGCCGGCGACTGCGGCCGGTCTTGTGAGTGTTGGCGTTGCAGCGCGTGGTGCGTCTGCGGCTATGGCGTTGCTTGGCGGCCCGGTAGGGGTTGCCCTGCTTGCGGCCAGTGCTCTGGCGTACTTTGCCATGAGCGGTGACGACGCTGAGGAAAGCGCTACGTCGCTCGGCCAGAAAGTCGATCTGTTGAATCAGTCGTTCGACGGGTTCACGAAGAACCAGGCCGCCGGCGCGCTGCAGGACATCAACAAGGATTTGATGGACGCCCAGTTGCTCGCCATCGATGCGGAAAGCTCGGTGGCCCTATATCAGCGACTGCTTCGTGAGCATCCTGATGACTCGCGTCAGCGAGAGTGGAATGAGTCGCTGGTCACCGCGCAGGCCGAATTGGACACCGTACGCCAAAAAGCTGAGGCCTACGGCAATCAAATCAAAGTGCTCAACGGAATCATCGCTGCACCGGTTTCCGTCGAGCAGTCGAAGGCATTCAAGGAACTCGCAAAAAACCTCGACGAACAGATCCTGTTGTCGGGGAAGAAGACCAACGCTGACAAGCTTGCTGCCCGCATTGGTGCCGGTCTGGTTACAGGACTCAAGCAGGGCGAGGGTGATCTGCTGATCGCCAAAGCCAAAACTCTGGATGCGAGTGAGGCCGCGCTCGACGCTCAGAAGAAATACGCCGCTGAGGCTTTGCAGGCTTCAAAGGCAGCGGAATCAGAAGCCAAGGCGCTGGCGAAGCGCGGCGACGATGCGGCTACGGATTACCAGCGTCAGATCGCACTGATCAACACCAGCGGCGAGGCGCAGAAGAAAGCCACCGAGATGGACAAGCTCCGTTTCGAATTGGCGTCCGGCAAGCTGACCGGTCTCAACGAAAGCCAGCAAAAGCGGTTGCAGGGACTGGCTGCCGAGATCGACGCCTTGCAAAGTCTGAAGGTTGCGAACGAAGAAGAGGCGAAAGCCGCGGCGTTTGCGGCCACTCTCAAATCGGCCAACGACACCACGCGTTCCGGATTCGACATGGAGCTGGCTGGCGCCGGGATGGGTGACAAGGCCCGCGATCGGCTGCGCGAGGATCTCGCCATTCAGCAGGACTACAACCAGCAGATGGCGGACCTGCAAAAGCAGATGAACGCCGGCGACATCACCAAAGAGCTGTACGACAAGGAAACCGGTTTGCTCAAAGAAGCCTTGGCAGAGCGGATGGTGTTGCAGCAGGACTTTTACAACCGTCAGGACGAGGCGCAATCAAGCTGGGTCGATGGCGCCTCGGATGCATTCAACGACTACGTCGACAATGCCCGCGACCTGACCACCCAGACACGGCAGGCTTTCAGCTCCCTTTATGACGGGCTCACTGACGCGGCTGTCGAGTGGGCGTTCGGCGCAGATATGACGTTCAAGGATGTCGCGACCAGTTTCGCGAAGATGATCGCCAAGATGGCATTGCAGGCGGCGGCTTCGAATGTATTTGCCAGCGTCGCCGGCAGTGCGATCGGCTCGGCGTTTGGTGGCGGGGGCGGTGCAGCGGCATCAGCGGGCAGCACGGCCGCTGGGTACTCGTCCGACGTTTTATCGCAATGGCCCGGCCTTTCTGATGGTGGATATACAGGAGATGGCGGGAAGTACGAGCCGAAAGGGATCGTGCACGGCGGCGAAGTTGTGATCCGCAAGGAAGTGGTTCAGCAGCCCGGTATGCGGCGCTACCTGGAAGACCTCAACAAAAACGGGAAGGGCTATGCCGATGGTGGTTTTGTCGGTTCCTCGGGCGGGTCTGGCGGGGCGTCTTCTGCTCCCGGCGTGGTTATCCAGCAATCGTTCGCGATCCAGGGTGCAGATTCAGGCACCACACCGCAGGATTCACAGGCACTGGGCCAGGCCTACGCGGACGTGGCGCGGCGCGGTGCTCAACAGGAAATCGCCAAAGAAAGCGCAGTCGGCGGATCAATCTGGAGGCTCGTAAATGGCCGTTGAGACATTCACCTGGTGCCCACTGATTTCTACCACCAGCGCCCCGGAGTATCGGAACCGCAGCTCTAAATTCGGCAGCGGTTACGAGCAGGTGGTTGGGGATGGCCCGAACAATCGGGTTGATTCGTGGCCGCTGACCTTTGTCGTGAAAGAGGCCGTCGCGGTGCAGATCAAGGCGTTCCTTGATCGTCACGCTGGGCACAAGTCGTTCTTCTGGACACCGCCCCTCGGTGAGCTCTCGTTCTTCCGGGCGACCGCTCCGACCATCACCCCGAATGGCGCCGGCGTATTCACGCTGGCCACCACGTTCACTCAATCGTTTCTTCCATAAGGGGCAACCATGCCGCTGATCAGTGACATCCAGGTGCTTGAGCCTGGCAGCGAAGTGCTGCTGTTTGAACTGGACGGTACGGACTACGGTGCGGATGTTCTGCGCTTTCATGGGCATTCAATCCCGCACACGCCGGCCGAACTGATCGCCGCCGGCGCCGATGCCGACCAACTGCCGGCGAAGGCGATCTACTGGCAGGGTAATGAATACAGCGCCTGGCCGATGCAGATAGACGGCATCGAAACCAACGGGGACGGCACTGCGGTTCGTCCGACTCTGTCGGTTGGCAACGTCAACGGGCGCATCACCGCACTCTGTCTCGCGTTCGAGGATCTGCTCGAGTTCAAGCTGACGATGCGCCACACACTCGGCACCTACCTCGACGCAGCGAACTTCCCGGCCGGCAACCCAACGGCCGACCCTACCCAAGAGACGATCGAGGTCTGGTACGTCGACCAGAAAACGAACGAGGACGGGGAGAACGTCAGTTGGGAGTTGGCCAGCCCAGGCGACGTGGGCAATGAGTCGATCGGGCGCCAGGCCACAACGCTTTGCCATTGGTGTCTCACCGGCGGCTACCGCGGCCCTAACTGCGGCTACACCGGCCCGTACGTCACTAAAGACGGCGTCATCACCGACAATCCGGAAATCGACCAATGCGACGCCACGCTGGGCAAGGGCTGCATCCCGCGCTTCGGCGAAGGAAACCCGCTGCCGTTCGGTGGCTTCCCGGCCGTTTCCCTAATCGCACGGAGCTGACATGCGAAAGCACATCTTGAATGCGATCCAGGCGCACGCGGCGGCCGAGTACCCGAAAGAGTGCTGCGGTCTGCTGCTGGCGATCGGACGCAAGCAACAATACTTCCCCTGCATCAATGTCTCGACGGAGCCGAACGAAGAGTTCCGAATCGATCCCGAGCAGTACGCAGCTGCCGAAGATGAAGGCGAAGTTATCGGCGTAATTCATTCACATCCGGACGCCACCAGCAGGCCCTCACCGCGCGACCTTGCGATGTGCGAAGCGACGGCGATGCCCTGGCACATTCTGAGCTGGCCCGAGGGCGATCTGCGCACCATCGTGCCGACCGGCGAGGTGCCGCTGCTGAAACGGCCATTTGTGCACGGGGCGTGGGACTGCTGGCAGGTGTGCGCCGATTGGTACAAGCGCGAGTGGGGGCTGGAATTCGAAGCGTTCAAGCGAGCCGATGGCTGGTGGGAAAGCAAGGACAACACCAGCCTGTACGAAGCGAACTATGAGGCCGCCGGCTTCTACCGCGTGGACCAGCCGCAGCGCGGTGACATGATCGTGATGGGAGTGGGTCGCACCGTTTATCCGAACCATGCGGGGATATTCCTCGGCGCCGATCCGGCACTGCCCGGCGAGGACGCAGCAACCTTCGGCCCCGGCCCGTTCCTGCTGCACCACCTGTACGGCAGGCCATCTGAGGTCATTGTCTTCGGCGGCCCGTGGCGCGACCGCACGCGACTGGTGCTGCGCCACAAGGGCGCGCAGTGATATCGTGGGCCATTTCCACAGGAGTGACCTGCATGAAATTCATCGTAGTGGCTTTGGCTGCAGCGCTGTTGGCGGGGTGTGCGTCGCCCGGCGACGTGAAGAAGAATGATCCGACAATCAGTACTTCAACTGGCAAGTCGGCCAAGAAGTATGCGCTATGCGTTTTCCCAAAATGGCAAGAGCAGCGCTCGACGGCGACAATGTCTGAAACCGAGAACGGATATCGCTTGGTGATTGCTACTGACATGATGACGGATGAGGTTCTCGAGATTTCCAGTGCTGGCTCCGGCAGCAAGGTCGCCTTATACCAGCGGATGCCGTGGTCCCAGATGTGGGGGCGAGGCGCGCTGGAAGCCGCTGTCCGCGAGTGTTTGTGACACGATCAAATCAATCAAACCGCCATATGGCGGTTTTTTTTCGTCGGGAGAAAATGCGTAATGGCGGCGACAGCGTCGAATCCTTCAATGACAACCATCCTATTATCAGGGCCGCTGGCAAAACTGTTCGGGCGCACTCATTACCGGGAACTTGGAACAAAGTCAGTGAGCGAAGCCTTTAAAGCTTTGAAATGCACGCTCGATGGATTTGAGCAGGCGATCAAAGATTTAGATCTGCGCGGCATGCGTTTCGCGATCTTCCGTAATAAAAAGAACGTCGGCGAGAAGGATTTCTCATTGGGCGGCACACAGGAAATTCGTATTGTCCCGGTGATTACAGGCAGCAAACGCGCCGGAGTACTCCAAACAATTATTGGAGTGGTGCTCATCGCGGCTTCTTTCTTCGCGGGCGGTGCTGGGCCGACCCTCTTTTCAGCAGGTGTTGGTCTGACGATTGGTGGTGTCGTGCAACTCCTCAGCCCTCAAGCGACGGGACTGAAGCAAAGCGCATCCCCCGAAAACTCCCCGTCCTACGCCTTCGGCAGCGCCAAGAACACCACTGCCAGCGGCAACCCGGTGCCGATCTGCATCGGCGAACGCCGGTGGGGCGGGATGATTATCTCGGCCTCGATCCTAGCTGAAGACAAAGTGTAATCAGGACAGCAGCACAGCTACCGCCCGCGAGGCGGTTTTTTTATGCCTGGAGGAAAGCATGGGCGCAGCAGCACAGATCGATATCCACGGCGAGAAGGGCGGTAGCAGCAAGCCGAAGTCGCCGACCGAAGCCAGCGACAGCCTGCGCTCGACCAACCTGGCCAAGCTGCTGATTGCCGTGGGCGAGGGGGAGTTCGACAGCGTCCCTACCGATTACGACATCTACTTGGACAACACGCCGATCCGCGATGCCAGCGGCAACTACAATTTCCCGAACGTGAAGTGGGACTGGCGCCCGGGCTCGGTGGATCAGACGTACATCCCCGGCATTCCTTCGGTTGAAAACGAGACGTCGCTGAACATTGAGCTGCGCAGCGATTCGCCGTGGGTGCGCTCGATCACCAATACCCAGCTTTCCGCCGTGCGCATGCGCTTGGCTTGGCCGGCGCTCCAGCGCTCCGATGACCAGGGCAATGTCGGCGGCTACCGGATCGAATACGCAATCGACGTGGCCACCGATGGCGGCGCCTATCAGCAGGTGCTGGTGGACGCAGTCGACGGCAAGACCACCACGCGCTACGAGCGCTCGCGCCGTATCGATCTGCCCGACGCCACCACTGGCTGGCAGATCCGCGTGCGCCGCCTGACGCCGAACCAGAACACCAACAAGATCGCCGACACCATGCTGGTGGCTGGTTACACCGAGGTCATCGACGCCAAGCTGCGCTACCCGAACACCGCGCTGCTCTACATCGAATTCGACGCCGAGCAGTTCACCAACATTCCGGCCGTGACCGTAAAGTGCAAGGCCCGCCGCTGGATGGTGCCGAGCAATTACGACCCGATCCTGCGCACCTACACCGGGACGTGGGACGGTTCGATGAAGTCGGCCTGGACCAATAACCCGGCGTGGATCACCTACGGCATTTGCACCGAGGACCGCTTCGGCCTGGGCAAGCGCATCAAACCGTTCATGGTCGACAAGTGGGAGCTGTACCGCATCGCCCAGTACTGCGACCAACTGGTGCCGAACGGACTGGACGGCCAGGAACCGCGCTTCCTCTGCGACATGAACCTGCAGGGCAAGGCGGATGCGTGGTCGCTGCTGCGCGACATCTCGGCGATTTACCGGGGCATGACGTACTGGGCGCAGGGCCAGCTGGTGATGCAGGCGGACATGCCGCGCGCGCAGGACTTCGACTATGTGTTCACTCGGTCGAACGTGATCGACGGCAAGTTCTCCTATGGCAGTGCATCTGCGAAGACCCGTTACACGCGTGCGCTGGTCAGCTACGACAACCCGGCGAACAACTACGACACCGACGTCATCCCATTCGCAGACCTGGATCTCCAGCGCCGCTACGGCGATCGGCCGACCGAGCTGAGTGCCATTGGCTGCACCCGCGCATCCGAGGCCCAGCGCCGTGGCAAGTGGGCGATCCTCAGCAACAACCAAGACCGCACCGTTTCGTTCAAGACTGGCATGGAGGGCGTAATCCCTCTGCCGGGCCACATCATTCCAGTGGCGGATTCGCTGCTGGCTGGTCGTGAGGTGGGTGGCCGTATCTCGGCGGTGGCGGGGCGGGTTATCACGCTCGATCGCGACACCCAGGCCAAGGCCGGTGATCGACTGATCATCAACCTGCCGGGCGGCCGCGCCGAAGGTCGGACCGTGCAGAGCGTCAACGGCCGCGCTGTGACCGTCACGGTCGCCTACAGCGAGCCGCCCGTGGCGCAGTTGCAATGGGCGCTCGACGCCGATGATTTGGCGATCCCGCTGTATCGCGTGCTGCGCACCAAACGCACCACCGAGGGCGACTACGAAATCAGTGCGCTCCAGTTCGAGCCGAGCAAGTTCGCTTTCATCGACACCGGCGCCCGCTTGGAGGAGCGCCCGATCAGCGTGATCCCGATCACCGTTGTTCCAGCGCCGGCGAGCGTTTCGCTGTCGTCGACCTCTTCGGTCGTGCAGGGGCTGGCTGTGGCCACCATGACGATCAGTTGGCCCGCAGTGGATGGTGCTGTGGGCTACGACGTGGAGTGGCGCAAAGACAGCGGCAACTGGATCAAGCTGCAACGCACCGGGATGACCAACGTGGACGTGGTCGGCATCTACGCCGGCGCCTACGTGGCCCGCGTCCGCGCGGTGAGCGCGTTCGACATCACGTCGCCGTGGCGTAACTCGATCTTGACCAACCTCAGCGGTAAGCAGGGGTTGCCGCCTGCGCTGGCGTTCCTCACCGCTACGCCGCTGCTGTTCGGCATTTACCTCAAATGGGGTTTCCCTGCTGGTGCTGAGGACAGCCAGCGCACGGAGATCTGGTACGGCCCGACGACCTCACTGGAAGCGGCTACCAAGCTGACAGACCTGGCCTATCCGCAGAGTGATTTCTCCATGCTCGGCCTGCGCGCCGGTGCGACCTTCTATTTCTGGGGGCGCATCGTCGACAAGATCGGCAACATCGGTCCTTGGTATCCGATCGGGCTTGGCGTGCAGGGGCAATCCAGTTCGGATGCCGCTGCCATTCTGGAAATGATCGCCGGACAAATCACCGAGACTGAACTCGGCGAGGATCTGCTGGCAGAGATCGAGAAGATCCCAGGCTTGCAGGCGCAGATCGACGCACTCGATGGCCTGAAAGGCTACGACCCAGAAGCCACCTACGAGGAGTACGATTTGGTGGTGCAGGGTAAGCGGATCTATCAGGCCACTGGCCCTGTGCCGGTCGAAACTCCTCCGCCGAATCCGCTCTACTGGCTCGACGTTGGGCAAACAGTTGAGACTGCGAATGGCCTTGCTCAGCAGGTTGCGACGAATACCGCCGAGATCATTGAACTCGACGGGGTTGTCACCGCTCAGGCAGCGGCCACGCAAACTCTGCGCGCGGCGTATCGGGAAGACGACGGGGAGGGCGATCTTGCCGACGCAATGAAGGGTTGGACGAGCACGGCGTCGATAGCGACTGAAAGCAAGGTCAGGGCGTCTGAAAACGAGGCAACCGCCCAGCGGATTACCACGTTCGATGCAAAGATCGCCGCGAACGAGGCGAACATCACCCAGCTGGAGCAGGTGGTGGCCACCAACGCTTCGGCAACGGCGACGAAAATTGATCAGCTGAATGTCTCGGTTGATCAGAACTCGGCTGCCATTCAGCAGACGTCCACCGCCTACGCGGATACGGCCGGCAAGCTGACGACCATGTGGTCAGTGAAGATGCAGGTCACGGCGAACGGGCAGTACGTCGCGGCAGGCATTGGCCTGGGCATTGAGAACACCGGAGCAGGGTTGCAGAGCCAGTTCCTCGTCGCGGCCGATCGCTTCGCCATCGTCAACACCATCGCCGGTGGCGCCATCGCGGTGCCTTTCGCAGTGCAGGGCGGGCAGGTGTTCATGAACTCGGCGTTCATCCAGGACGGAACGATTACCAACGCCAAGATCGGCAGCTACATCAGCTCCACCAACTACATCGCCGGCCAGCAAGGCTGGATCCTGAACAAAGACGGCACGCTGGAAATAAACGGCATCGTTCCTGGGCAGGGGCGCCTGGTGATCAACTCACTGAACGTCTCGGTCTACGACGCCAACAACGTGCTGCGTGTTCGTCTGGGCTATCTGGGGTAATCAATGGCGCTATTTGGACTGCGTGTCTTTAACGAGAGCGGTCAGCTCGCTATGGACACCAATAGCTTTACTTACCAGGTGATCTGGCAGGGCGTGATTGATTTCAGTGGAGCGGTACCCAGCTACACGCTGAATATCCCCGGCTTTAATCCAGCCAATTGCGTGTTCATGATCATCCCGACGAGGGCACAGGACGTGCAGCCTTCGGAGAACGACTCGTCGGGCAACATCCGCTCGTACCCGTTCGTGACCACGGCAGTGGGTCAGGTCGTCGTGCAGCCGGAAAACCCCTCATCCAGCGCCTCGACATTGCAGTCGCGGATCATTTCCAAGGCCTACGCCATAAGGTTCGCGACATGAGCTTCGGATTCCAGAGCATCAATGATAACGCCTTCGTTCAGATCGACTCGGAGGCGCCACGGCTTTGCATGCTGACGCGAGGATCTTATTCAGGGGTGGCCACCGTAACGGCCACATTCCCGCGCGCGGTGACCAGCCAAGACCCGCCGCTGGTGTTCATCCGTCCCGATCAGACCGGACTGATTCAGGTGCCGTATTCGGTCTGGTTCACAGGCGGGCCGGGTAACTGGACTGGCTTTTCGATGAACGCCTCGAAGGTCAATGAGTCCTTGAGCGGCCAGTATTTCGTCGCGGCATGGGCTTCGATGGGTACGGCCGCTTACGGTCTGCGTCTATGGGATGCGAGCGGAACGCTTTGTTACGACAGCGGCGCGCCCGCTGTTGTTGTGACCTTCGCCGCGGGCAATTGGACTTATCTCGGCGCCGAGCAACTGAGCGTGGGGCAGCGGTACATCTGGGGCATCACCAAGGCGCTTGGTGTCGGTGAATACGTTTCCATCAATCCGTTCACCATGACCTGCCATAACAACTCATCGGGTGGTGCATGCGCACTCGGCGTCGACTACGCCAACGGCCGAATCCTGATGTACAGCCTTGCCTCCAACGCCTGGACCAATCAGGGCCACCGCCCATTTCTCTGCGCCAAATTACTGGCCTGACACTTTCGACTTCGGAGATACACAATGCCCTGGCACAGATTGGGTACGGTTTCTGTCACCCAAAATTCAGCAACTGTTACCGGTGTCGGTACTGCTTTCGCAGCGAATACTCGGGTTGGGGACGCTTTCATTGGTCCGGACGGTCGCCTATACGAGCTTGCGAACGTCGTGAGCGATACGGTGATTTCGATCAGCCCGCCTTATATCGGGCCGACCGCGTCGAATGCGACCTATGCAATCGCTCCGGTGCAGGGCTACCAAAAAGCCTTGAGCGACGAGGTCCGAAGCTGGGTCAATTCTTACGGCCCGAAAATGGCAGCGCTCGGCACAACCGGCAATTACGAAATTCTGCCGTTGAGCAAGGGCGGATCCGGGCTCGCCGCGAACAACAATGCCGAGCTGCTGGCAGGTATTGGCGCAATGCCCTCTGCTGGCGGATCGTACGCGCCCGCTTTCAACTCGCTGCGCGTTACCGCCGGCGCGGTGCCGTCGGCTAGCGGCGGCTTCCTTGGATGGAACGAGACCGGGAATGGAAGTGGCATGTCGGGCGCGGTGTCCTTCACCTGCAATCAGGGTGGCGGTACGGGTGGTTTCAGTTGGCGATCGGTGAATGCCGGCAACACCTCCGGCGGCCCATTCATGACCTATTCATATGCAGGCGTACTGAACGTGCCTGTTGGGCTTCAGCTTGCCGGTCGTAATGTCGTCGAGAGCGGGTCCAATGCTAACGGCAACTGGGTTCGATTTGCAGATGGAACGCAGATCTGCACTTACTCGACGGGAGGCATTGGAGCCACAACTGCGTCAGGTAACAGCTGGACAAGTGGTGCATCTACGTGGACGTTTCCTGCTGCCTTCGTTTCAGGCTCCGAGCCTGTAGTAACCGGCACCCCAAACTCTGGCGCTGGTGTTATGGGTCTTGCCGCCGCGCCGACTAACGTGAACGCTAGCTGGGTAAGGATAGCTTTTTATAGCGACCCGACCGGTCGAGGTTGTCGATTAATGGCCGTGGGCCGATGGTTCTGAATAAGGTGAGGAAAATGATTATTAAGCTTTCACCGATTCGAATGGAAGGTGTCATGACGCTCTCTAAATCCGGGGATGCGCTCACTATTGATGGAGAAACGTTCGACTTCACAGCGTTGCCGGACGGGGCGACATTGCCTGCAGACGCCGTCGGCTGCCCGCGTGTCGTTCAACCGGTCGAGCGTATCGGCGGTGAGTTGATCATCACCCTTTCGCTGCCGATCACCAAAGACGCCAGTGAGGCCGCGTGCTTCCCGGCGGATATTGCCAACCCGCCAGACGGCGAAGTGAGCCTGCCGCGATGAATATCGATTTCAGCAAAGTCATCACCGCCGAGCAGCGCAAAGCGGATCAGCTCAAGGCCGCCCTCGATGCGGTATACGCGCTGCGTCGCGCAGCCTACCAAGCGGAGTCTGATCCGGTGCGTCTGGAGATTGCTTACGACGCACTGAGTCAAGGGCTGGAGCCTGACTTCACGCCTTGGGTGACATCGGTTGCAGCGATCAAAGCGCGATACCCATTACCGACATCGAACTGATCAATGACGAACAGCCGGCCGCCCCTGAGGCGGTTTTTTTATGCCTGGAGAATGCCATGCCGATCACCCAGCAGCAGTTGCTACAGATCCTTCCAAACGCCCGCACTCAAGCGGGCGTTTTTGTTTCCGCACTGAACACCGCGATGCAGCATTACCAGATCGTCGGGCCGAAGCGCGCGGCCGCGTTCGTTGCGCAGATCGGTCATGAGTCTGGCCAGCTTCGCTACGTTCGCGAGATCTGGGGGCCGACCGCTGCCCAGCGCGGGTACGAGGGGCGCGAAGACCTGGGTAACACCGTGCCGGGTGACGGGCGGAAGTATTGCGGACGCGGCCTGGTCCAGATCACCGGCAGGGCGAACTACGCCAAGTGCGGCGAAGCGCTGGGCCTCGATCTGATCAGCCATCCGGAACTGCTTGAGCTGCCGCAGCATGCCGCGATGTCGGCGGCCTGGTTCTGGAAGCAGAAGGGGCTGAACGATCTGGCCGATCGGGACGAGTTCAACACCATCACTCGGCGGATCAACGGCGGGTTGAATGGCTTGGCTGATCGGCTGGCGCTGTGGGAGAAGGCCCGGGCGGTACTGGCGTGAGCGTGCCGTGGAGGTTGATCGGTGCGCTGGCGCTGGTGCTCGCCGGCTGCGGCAGCGCCTGGCAGTTTCAGGACTGGCGCTACGGCCGGCAGATCGCCGAGCAGGCCAGGCTCAACGGCGAGACGCTCAACCAGCTTGCGCAGGCCGGCGCCGATGCGCAGAAGGCTGAGCAGGACAAGCGACTCGCGCTCGAGCAGCGGCTGGCGGCCAGCGAACAAACACACTTCAGGAAATTGAGTGATGCCCAACGTGACCAGGATCGCCTGCGTGATCGCCTTGCCACTGCTGATCTGCGGCTGTCAGTCCTCATCGACGCGGATTCCGCCAGTGGCTGTGACGTGCCAAAAGCCACCGGCGCCGGCGGCGTGGATCATGCAGCCGTACGAGCCAGACTTGACCCGGCGCATGCTCAACGAATTATCGCCATCACCGACACCGGTGATCGTGGATTGATCGCGCTACAGGCATGCCAGGATTACGTCCGGTCGGTTTCTCGCTGATGGGGGAAGGGGTCTTTGAACGGACTGTCTCCATTGAGGATGCGTATCTGGGTAGCCAGTTCGCTGATGTGCCTGTTTTTCGCCATGAGCTCCCAGTTGCTTCTGGTTTCGACATCGGTGGCGCGCCGGCGCTCGTCGGCCGACACTGACTCGGCATCTGCCAGCTTTGCTCGCAGCGAATCCGTCTCCCGCCTGAGCGCGTCGTTGTCTTTCACCAGCCCGTGGACATTTTCCAGCGCTCGCTCCAGCTTCATGGTGAGCTCTTCGAACTCGTTCTCGTACATCCGCAACTGATGCCGGCAGGTTTCGAGCGGCGTTGGAGTGCCGAGCCAATCGTCGGTGTCTTCTATGAGGTGATCCACGGGAATGCCTTACTGAACACTGTTTGGATGTACAGTAATCGAGCCGGACAGCATCGGCGAGCGTGCAGCGACGAGCAGCAGATTTATGCGATTAAAAGATTGGAGTTGCTTCAATCAAGCTTAAGCATCTGCGCGAGTAAGGGATCATTCGACCCTAGGACTGCCGCCTGTATGTCCACGAAGTACATGCCTCCCGTAATTTCCCCTACGACCTCGCCCTCTTCAATCCATTTTTTCAGCTGCTGAAGGCTAGGTTTATTGCCCGCGTAGCGCAGCTTTCGATACTCGCTGGCCTCCATAAGCCTGGGCAGTCTTACGGTGACCTGAGAAAGAATTTTCATAATCCTTGCCCTCTACGAGCCGCCTCTACTCGATCAACCAGACTGCTTCCAGTCGTCCTATTAAGCCGCGCCGGTTCACGGTAGTGAGCGTTTGGCTCCACATAGTAATTGCGTCCATGCTTGATCGGGGCAGGAGAGATTAGCCCTTCGCGCGCCCACTTTCTCAGCGTGTTCGAGCTGGGAGGCGTTCTGAAGTGATCTCTAGCCCATTCAGTGAGAGTCAATTTTGTCATGACGCTTCCGGATGCTGAGTTCTGTTGCAGATTACTTCAATCGGAGCTCGGGGCTTCTCTTCGGCTCACAACGCCCTTCGAGAAGGCTGATGACGACTTGGCGCAGCACCTTCGGACGGCCATCCCCGCCGCGAATGAACGGAATCGAATTGTTATCCAGCCATCGCGATTGCGCGGCGGGCCGTTCATAGCCGGTAAATTCGGCCATTTCGTCTTTCGTTAGAAACATGGTCATTGGCTCACGCAGTGCTTCACTCTTCGTTGCATTCGCTGCAACGCATGCATTACGAATGACCGCCATTACCGCCACCGTCGACCGTGGACTAATCGCGCTTCAGGCGTGCCAGGATTACATCAAAACCCTCGCTTCCATGCCCCACGACTGAGCTAGTCGAGGGGCGAGGGTGCCCCCATGGGCGCGAGATCTCAGTCCGGCGCCATCATGACAGCCAAGGTCATCTTGATGAATTCCTCATTCCTGTCGATGGCCCATAGTGCGCCACGCACGTTCTCAGCGACCTCGGCAGAGCCTCGCTGCTCAACCCAGTTTGTCAGCTCCATGATTGCGGCTTCAAGAGCTAGCTGGTTTTCGTTGATTTTGTATAGCAGAGACGGAAGCAAATCGGAGTTGGGCATTCTTTTTCCTCGATGGTCGGGGAAGCAGCATAGCTGCCCGCAGGCAGCGTCGCGCTCAGTCACAATCAAAAATGCACGATGTTTAGTTTTTCTTCAGATCGCGGCGCTTACTTGAAGGTCTCTGCAGTATTTCATCTACCAGGTTGTAGAAGTCTGCGGATGTATAACGCTTGTTGACGCCGGCCGACCTCATCGAATTCCGCGTAATCGCGCTCCGCATCTTTCGGGCTGGTTGGCTACCAAGATCCTCAGATGGTGCAGATACCGAGCTCTTTTCTACCGCATGATTGGCGATATATGCATCTGCCCACTGGTCGAGTTCGTTGCGGTCGAATGCTACACCTTGCTTACCGATTGGAAACTCCCGCACATAAGGCCGGACGATTTTGTTGAAAACGTCGCGACTCATGCCGAGATAGCTCGGCGCCTGTTTGGCTCGGAGTATGCGGGGCTGAAAGGAGGCTTTATCCATGATCGCACGCTGTGTGTCGAGGGGGCGCGCGACCTCTACCGAACTCTGCAGCGAGCGCCGGTTTGGGCCGGGGTAGTAGAGGGCGCACCTATCTAGAATGATAGCGCCATATCCAGTTTGGACGGCGTTGTCCGCCGAACGGACGACATGCGCATGCTCAACGAATAATCGCCATCACCGACATCTGAGACCTTGGACGGATCACTTTACGAGGATGTAAGGCATATTTAGCGCCTTTAGCAAAGCAGTGATGACGTTACAGAGCGCGAGTAAGTCTGACTCATCGAACACATGTGCCTATAGCAATGTACCTGTATGGCTATCGCAATTCAGGGTGCGACGAGTCTGCTCATGTTGAACGCGTCATGAAATACACGCTGTATCGCAAGTTTTTCCGCAGGATCAGGCTTAATGACTACAAAAATGTCAGCATGTGCCTGGATAGTAGGCTCAGGAGTTGAGAACACACCAAATAGCCGTCTGCCATCCGTTGATTGCGCATTTCTAAAAACCCCGCACAACCCAACTACATAACCCATGTATTGCCGAGGTTTTGTTGGATTGCGCTCGTTGTGTACACGTATTTTTTCCCTTCCGAACTCATGTATTTTTTCGCTCGTGGTAAGCGATACGCGCTGGACAGAGATCCCCCTCTTGATCGCTTCAGAGAAAGCAATATCAGTGAACAGTCGAGTCGCAGGATTTACATGACTAGGACTTTCCATTGCGCGGGCTAGACCCTCATCATCAGGGATCGCGCTACTATTCTGGAAGATTTTATATAATTCAGCAGCCTGCAATTCGCCACCCTGATAACCGCAGGCGCTTAATTTTTTAAAGCGCTCTGCGGCTGGGGTAGACTCCAAGTCAAATATGTCTATCAGCCTTTGAGGCATATTTATTTCTCAAAGTGCTTCAATGATAGACATTAACTCTGCAAGCTTATTGTCTTCGTCCAAGAGGAATGTGTCTGAATTGCTTTGATTGGTTTCACGATTGATGAAATAACTTACAATGTTGTTATTGCCATAAAACGCGATAGCAAAGTAATTAGTTCCATTATCGAACGCTAGGCTAGGAATGCCCTCAGGATCCAGCATAGGAACAATCGTCGGGCAGTGTTCTACGTTGGTACTTACCAATCGGAGGAACGTATAGGCGTCATCCAAGCAAGGATGTGATGGAGCAATGGCGTCATCTCCATCCCAGCCGTCGCTCAAATCCCTGTAACCGTTGATAACGTCCAAGGCCTCGAGACAAAAGCCACGTAAGGGGATTTCATCATCTTCAATCGTGACTAAATCATCATCAAAATCAAGATGACGGGTGAACTGGTAGTCTGAAGGCATCAATACTGCAGAGCCGATACTTTCCCAGCAGAAGTGTGGCTCAGCTACAGAGGAGTTCTTTAACAACTCCAAGCAAGTAGCAGCAGCCCCATCAAAAATAGATTTTTTCTTGATATTTTCATTGATGTACCTTTCTTCAACTTGTTTGTTGAAGAAAGAGTCAAATGTAAAAACTTCAGCGGTTCTCAGTGCTAAGCTCATATACTACCTCTGCTCTGGCTTTAAAAGGCCAATCCGTGCAGCCATTTCTTGAGAAAGTATGTCCGTTAATATATTTTTGTGTTCTGAGCGCAAATAGTTTGCTTTGTCAGAAAGTTCTTTGGCAAAGTTTTCAAATAAGTCAGGTTGCGTAATGTCCAAAATGTGGAATAGCTCTAAGGAGAAAAGATATTTGTCAACAGACTCCTCATCGTCACCGTTGATTATGTCTTCCCTTAATAAGCTATGCCCTGCATTTATGTTGTGAAGCAGGAGCGGGGCATCTGGCCCATTATCAGCGAAGTAACCCATGCTCGAGTGCCAAAAATCACTACGTTTCAAACACATTTTTGCAATGTGTGATGTGTCAACATTGATTGCGCTCTCAATGTTCCAATCTATAACGTCAGATACGAATTCATCTTTATAGGACAAGACTAATCTGTCGATGAAGTGACCTGATTTTAGAAACGCTGTATGAGCAATACCCAAGCTAAAGCTCGCTTCAGCTAAGAAGCTAGCGAAGTTAGTATAAGTCCTGCTGGTGTACTGAGCGCGGGAGTTTATAATTTCGAACCGGCTCGTTTCTTTTTCTAAATGTTTGTTTAGAAAAAGATATCCTCTCACCTCTTCGCTAGGACTCTGTGCATCATGAGCTGCTTGGGTGCTCCTTCTCATGATTCGCCGAATTGGGAGCTTGACCTTTAGCCGGCTCGCTTCGTCCTTGATTACCGTCAAACCGACATGGTCCACATCACCGCTGAACTCACACGTCAGGGATATTGATTCGATTGAGTGGGCGTCAAAAACGGGTTTGAGCACGGGAAAATCCTTTCAGTCACTAAATTTACGTCTGCCTCCACGAGGAGGCTAGCACGTGCGCGTAGCATAGCATTACTAATGAGTCGCGAAGGAGGCGTTGCGTTCCGTGCGCACCCTTCAAGGCTGTCATAAAGCTGGCATTACCGAGCCATAGCAGCCCAAATGAGTACAAAAAAGGCACCTTCGCATTACGCTAGGTGCCTGATTTGTAAAGCTTATTTGGTGGAGCCGGGGGGATTTGAACCCCCGTCCGCCAGTACTCCGCTGTCGGTACTACATGCGTAGCCGTGTCTATTAAGTTAACCCTCAGCGACCCGACGGGCAGGGTGCTTTGGGCGAGTTGTGTAAGTTTTAGCCGCTTCGTCCACAACGTACTGCACGGCGATTCTGTTCTATATGACAATCATTTCGGGTTTACAGACATCCCCTGATGATTGCTGGACCCGAAGGTACCAGGAGCATTGTCAGCTGCAATTAAGCAGCGAGAGCAACACCGTATTGGTCGTCATTGGCAACTATAAGTAGTTGCAACAGTGGATTTACGACTTCTGTTACCAAGTCGGCATGCACCTAGAGTTTCGCAACCGGCGTCGAATCCTAAACGGCCCCGAACTCATTGCCCGGTGAATCTGTTCGGGCAACAAGCGTGCACAGTGTACGTCAAAACGCT